GTACTGCTCCTGTGTGATAGCTCCCTCGGATAACTGTAAATTAAGGTTTGTGAGGGTTACTGTAAGCGCATTATCATAAGTTTCTTTGAAAGAACTTACCTGTGCCTGCAACTCCTCCTGCAACTGATTGAATGAATCAATATCAAGACTTGCACCATTTCCGTACTTGATTTTCAAGGTCTGGAACGATGCATCCTCCTGCGCTTTTGATACTTTCTCTGTAATTTCTGTAATCTGTTCTTGCAGATTTGTGATTTCTTTCGATTCATCCAGCGTGATAACTCCATCTTCCAGGGCAATGTTCACTGTATCACTCAATTTTCCCGATAGTTCTTCTATCTGGGATTTCATGTTGTTATACATACTGTCAAGCCCCTCTGTGCTGCCCTCGCCGTTTGTAAGCAATTCTAGGGCAACTGTAGCCTCGTAATGGCTGTTTTCGATGTAGTCCTGCGCCGACTTCACAAAATTATCAATGGATGTTTTGTAATCATCCATATCCGTTTCGGATAACTGCATACCCAGACCAACTTTCCAGTTTTCCTTTTTCATCGTGGAAACAGAACTCTCCAAAGATGATAAGGATTCTTTTGCGCTCTCCGTTGCCTCATTGAACTTTGTAATTCCATCGCCCATATCAGCAAACGTGATTTTGTTCGCAAGGTCTTTAATTTCACTAAGCGATAACTTTATGTTACCGAAAGCCTCTTTTCCGACCTTTGCAACATCCTCCTGGATGTATGATGCAAGCTGTTCTGCGGTTACGGAACTGTCATTCATTGCATCGTTCAAATCATCATTCGCAAATCTTACTTTGTCGATTGATAATCCAGTGGCATCGAATACCTTTTGAGCTTTTTCAGCTTCTTTCTGCATCTCCTCCACATTGTCCTGATACTCTTTCTTGACCTTGTTTCCCTTTATCCAACCTGCAATGCCTCCAACTCCTGCGCCTACCAAGGCACCTACCGCAGTACCAAGACCAGGAATAATGCTACCGATTGCCGCGCCTGCGGCTGCTCCGGCTGCAACTCCCCCTGCTTTCCATGCGGCGGATTCTCCATAAGCTGACTTTTCGGCTTTATCATCGGATTTCAATGCTTTGTACGCATCAATTCCTGCACTTACAAGTGTTGCTCCTGCGGCTACCCCTCCGGCTGTACCGGCTGTTCCTGCCGCAATCAATCCTGCACCGGTAGTGGCTCCAGAACCGAGTGTGTTTCCAATCATACCCATCGTTACGCCAAGTCCTTTTAGACCGGTTCCCTTTGCGGCTGAACCTATGATTGAACTTCCAATACTTCCGGCCAGTGATGTTCCGGTGGCTGCATCTTTACCGAAAATTGCTTTTCCTACGCTGAAAGCACCTTTGCCAAGGCTCGCAACTGGACCTGCGATTTTGGCAAGCATAATTGCAGAAAAAATGGAGGATAAATCTGCCGATTCTCCCCCTGGAAGTAACTTTCCTGCGCTCTTTACCATATTTCCGAAGCCCTCAAACAGTTTGCTTGCTATCGCATCTGTATCGAACCCCTCTGCAAATCCTTTCGCAAACGAAGCCCCAACGCTCGCACCCTCATTCAAAGTGTCCGAAACATCCACTCCAAGAAGTGTTAATATTCCGAGCTTTAATCCGGTTCCGATGCTGGTTCCCATATCGCCTGCAATATCTGCGATTTTCTGCTTTCCGGTGCTGTGCCACCATTCGCTGAACGGTTCTGCGATGAAATCATCCCAGGCAAGTTTCACTTTTCCGAAGAAATCCGCATTTTTCCACTCATCCGACTGTGATAATTCTTTGAATTTCCTCTTCATTCGGTCCACTTTGCTGTCTACCCAGTCCATCATCTCATTAAGTCCCTGCTCAACTTCCGGCATCTGCTCCGTCAGCCAATCCGCAATGCCTCTCACATAAGGAGATAATCTTTCTCCGAATGAGATTTTTACTCCATCCATAGCTGATTGCAGCAATGTGATTGAACCCTCTAAGTTATCCAGCATAGTGTCAGACATTTTAGATGCGGCTCCATCTGCATTGTTGATAGATTCAGCCAGTTTGTTGTAATCGGATTCTGTCGCATTGATAATTGCCAGCATACCAGACATAGCCTCTTTACCGAAAATGGTACTTGCGGCTGCTGTCTTTTCGGTTTCAGATAATCCTCCCAGGCTTGAACGTAAATTATCAAGAACGCCTTTCAGCGTTTTCATATTTCCGTTGCTATCCGTAAGGCTGATTCCGTATTTCTTCATGGCGGTTGCCATCTTATCTGTTGGTGCCGCCATATTCGCCAACGCTGTTTTTAAGGATGTACCAGCCATCGAACCCTTTACGCTTGCATTTGCCATCAGTCCCAGGGCAAGAGATGTGTCCTCAACGCTGTACTTCATCGCTCCTGCGATTGGTGCAACATATTTGAAAGATTCTCCCATCATGGAAACATTGGTATTTGCACTCGCCGCCGACTGTGCCAATACATCTGAAAAATGCGCCGCATCGCTGGCTTTCAAACCAAACGCTGTGAGCGCATCTGTTACAATATCACTGGTTGTTCCTAAATCCTCCCCGGATGCAGCTGCCAGGTTCAGGATTCCCTCGATACCATCAAGCATCTGCTGTGAATCCCATCCGGCCATAGCCATATAATTAAATGCCTCTGCACTCTGCGTGGCGGTAAATTTTGTGGTCGCTCCCATCTCCTTTGCCTTGGCTGTTAATTTATCGAATTCACTGCCGGTTGCCCCGCTTACTGCTTTGACCTGTGACATAGCGGCCTCGAAGTCCTTATATGTATCAATCGTATCTTTCAATCCGATACTGACACCGAGAACCGCCCCCACTTGCAAGATTGGATTTTTTAGGAGGTTTATTACGCCTCGTATCGGTGCGGTGGCAAGGTCTACTGCTTTCATTGTCACGCTCCAGGTCTTTCTTCCAAAACTGGTAAGACCACCCTTGATTGTTGACAATATTGGTGAAATCTTATCTTTCGCCTCCAACAGCACCGAATACTTTTCTTTCGCCCATGATAACAAACTTTTCTGTGTTTTCTGTGCCGACCGGTCAAACTTTGTAACCTCATCATTTGCCTTTTTCGCAGATGTGCTCATTTGGTCGGTAGAGCTTTTCACTTTGTCGGCTGCATCCTTGACTTTGTTCATGTTCTTTTCAACACTCGATGTACCAGGACCAGTGTTATCATCGACTTCGATAGGTATCTCAATTCGTATTGTTTCCGCCGTCCTCCTCTCCTCCTTTCGTGCTTTCTAAATAAATCCGCATGGACGCAAGCATAAACGCCTGTACTCCATGCGGTTTTTTATAAAATTCATCCGGTGTAATTCCTGTCCGTTGGAATATGTGATGCAACAGACAAGTCTTTCCTCCGGCTTTAATTAGTTTTTTGCTACTTCCTCGATATTCTCCTCGAATCCGCTAAGAGAATCGATGCACTCAATAATCTTGTCTTTCTCTCCGGCTTTCAGGCAGTATTCGATAACATCCAGACCATTCATAATCTGGAGGTCTTTTGCTCTAAGGCTTTCCCATACCTTTTTGTTATCCCAGAGCTTTTCGCGGTCTGCTTCAACCGTCGCTGTATAAATCAGTGCATCTCTGAATTTGACAGTGTTCGTTTCCTCCGGTAATTTCATACCGAACTGTTTGTTTCTCACGTACTTGGTGTGTTTCTTCTTGCACTTGTTGTATTCCTCTTCGGATAACGGTCTGATTTCAAATGCGAAAAGCACCTTTCCATTTCTGGCAATTTCGATGCGCTGTGTATCATCTTTCGCATAATCAGCCGCACTGATAAGTCCCTGGATGAAATCATCCTCATTCATTCTGATGAGGGTTTTGTTCTCCTCTTCGGTTGTTTCCACTTCCGTAACTGCCATGTTCTCCTGCTCCTCATTTACAATCTGTACACTTGCTTTTTTTGTTGTATCTGCCATATCGTTTTTTCCTCCATCTTTCAAAAAATATTGTTAAAATTAAATGGAGGATGCCATCTCGGCACCCTCCGGTGAATCGCACTGTATTTCTTAACCCAGTGCAAGTAAGTTCTGTAATTTCGGTGGTCTGTTGACCGCAAAGTTCCATGCTCTCTTGATAACATCCCCGACGGTAATGTTCTGTAAATCAACCTGTCCACTCGGAATGCACTCACGATACACCATTCTTTCCTCGGTGCCGTTTCTTCCCTTGAGCACGCCCTGGAAATCCCATACAGGCATTGTCTGTGATTCCATAGCCTCGACAAGCTCCTGGATGAAAGCATCATCCTCAACCACAACCTGGGACATTGTAAGGGCAACCTTAAATGTGTTTGCGGTTTCAAGCTCCTGCGCATTTCCTAAAACGGAATATGCGGCATTGTTATAAGTTACATTAGCTGTGAAGCTGTCTACGGTAGCCAGCAACACGCCGTCAGCGTTGTAAATCGCTCCATCTTTACCGGTTCTCGCAAAACGAGAATCTCCGGCTGCTCTTGTGTTAATCATCTTCCGTTACCTCCTTATGCATTTGTGCTGAACTGGAATCTATAAGACAGGTAGATGTGTTCCATAGAATCCTTGTCAACAACGTCAATATCAAACCAAGCACTGTCCCCATCAGCCACATTTACTGCGCTTTCGGAAACGGTAATCGCTGTCAGTTTTCCCTCGGCAATCATATTGTCACCGATTGCCTGTAACTGGCTTACTACAGTGCTTCGACCATCCTTGTCATTGTCTACCTTTCCGACAAGTGCATCTGCCGCCGCATTCATTCTGCGGATAAGCTCGAATCTGGTCTTTACTCTTCTGATTTTCTTCCAACCATCATCCTGATTGTCAGCCGGTGTAATAAGAGTGTTGATAGCATTATCAATCCACACCTGTTTTGCGCTGCTGTAGCTGAGTACGATGCAGCCTTTCTTTTCTGCAGCAATCATCTGTGTATTTGTGAGGCGTTCCAGGATTTCACTGAATCCACTCACAACAGTATGTGTAAGGGAAGAATTTGAAGCGCAAGCTCCAATCATTCCTGCCAAACGTGCCGCCGTCTGGTATCCGTCAATCTCCTTGCCCTGCTCATTCACATAAGCATTGAGAACATAGTTCATTTTTTCATCATTGAATGATGCCGCATGGCTCATTCTGGTTTCCAGGTCAACAGTATGCTTTTCTGCTACAACTCCCTGTGTCAGGGAACCTACACCGAAAATACGTTTCATGAATGACTGCATCAGGATATGTACTGCTGTTTCCTCCGTATCAACACAGATTGTATTGAACTCGTAAGGCTCGACAGCTACAAATCCGTTTGAGTAATCCTCATTCGTAACCTGCGGGTCGGTCCCCGGAGTAAAGGCGTTCTGTGATACATTCATCACGATTGCCTGGTCTTTTCCAGACTGTACCTCTGCTTTGAATTTCTTCGTTGCTGCAAATGCATCTGCAAGTGCTTTTGCTTCTCCTGCGCCTGCGGTAAATTCGACTTTCTCAAATTCTGTCACACCGGCATAGATGATACACTCTTTCAGGGTGCTGTCTGTCAGCTTTTCCCTTACCGTTACGGTAAAGGCTTTCTTTCCCGGATATGCTGCTGTGATTTTTACTGCCGCCTGTCCCTCTGCTGTGTTCAGAGTGGCAGTTGCCGATGTTCCTCCATTACCAACTCGGCAAGCAATAATTGTCTGCGCTCCGCCGTTGATTGCCTCCTGGATGGCATCTGTTGTGCCTCCATTACCGAAAGTGTTTGCAAATCCATCATCGGGATTTAATTCAACCGCAGTATTTAACGGCCCAAAATCGGAACGAAAAAGGACAGCCGTAACACCGCTTACAGTGCCACTCTGCTGTCCTGTCCCTTTCTTCTGAATATTGAAATATGCTCCCGGTCTGACTTTTGTTTCTCCTAAGACATAAGTTCCAGCCATATCTTATTTGACCTCCTTTTTCATGAATGCGTCCACAAGCTCTTTGGCTTTAGACACTGTACACGTTGTTACTCCTGCGACTTTTAATGCCGCAACAACACATTCTCTTTGGACTTTGAAAATGTTTCCTGCCCCGTCTGCAAGTTCCTCGATTGTGTACTCGGATTCTGCCGGAGCTTTTGGCTCTTCTGCCTGTACCGGTGCAGTATCTTCGACAGCATCGGTTTTCTGTTCCTCCACTGCATCTGCTGTGGATTCTGCTTTTGTTCTTGGCATCTTCATACCTCCTAAAAATAATTTTGCGTGGTTCTATTAAGCTGATGTGGTTTTGCTTTGTATCGCAATAAACCATATCTGCCTGTTACAAAAATCTGACCGTCTTTCAGGTAATCAGATTTATTGTCCATCTGTAATTTGCGGATAAACATTGGTGAGTAATCCAGCATTGTGACTTCTCCGTCTAGTGACATCGCATTTGTGATAGCGGCTGCCATTTTCAGCCTCATATCAGTGTCCGGGCATAAAATATGGATGGCAAGTTTACCATCCATCCAAACAACCGTATTCGTTTCCTCTACTTTTTCCATGCTATTGAGCCTGCAATATATAACAGGCGTTTCTCTTGAAGCCTCTGTAATTTCCTCCATACGGTCAAGCCCTACCACGATGCACTCTGGATACAGTTCTTTTACGAACTTATTCATTGCCATTACCGGGTCCGGGTCGGTTGTTTCCTGGCTTGTATATTCCAGGATGTCAAACCTCACATCGCTACCGATAATAAGGTCTGTTTTTCTTTCTGCCAGTTCAAATGCGTCCGTCCGGTTCCATGCGAATGCATACAGCTTTCCATCTTCGGAATGGAGCAACACATCTTTCAGACAATCCCGAACCAGCGGTTCAAGCATTTCCGGTGTTATATCTTCCTCTGTCGCATCCTCTGTGTTCTGGCATAGCAACGATACAGACAATGTTCCTGCGCTCTTCCTCTCCTCATCCGCCTGCATATCATAGTTATATACAAGCCTCGGATAATGAACATCTGTACCCCAGTTCTGGTTATCCTTTGGAGCCTCCGGGCTGAATATCGCCGGGTAATCTCCAAACTTGGCAAGGAATTTTGTTAATCCCTCACGCTCTGTAAATCTTTTTTGAATCAGTTCTTCCAGTTTCATTCCTGCCCTCCATTCTCGACAGGCTCCTCCTCATGCGTTATGCCGTACTCATATACTTCGGACATATCCACAGACCATCGGATTTCCCATTGCCCTGCGGCTGCCTCTGATGCCAGGATAAAAAAATGATTCGTCACATTCCCAATGCCCGGATGAAACTGCACCGCAATTTCATTTCCGTTCACTCCTGTAACGAATCCACTCTTTCCTGCATCCCATGAGGAATGCTTTGCATATATGAGATTGCCTTTCGCTATGGCGGATGTGTCGAACTGCTTCACTGGCTTTTCTGTAATCAGTTCCATCTCTTCGCCTCCTATCAGCTATCTTCGCTGAAAATACTTTCTATTTCCGGCAGTGCCTTTTCTTTGATTTTTTCCACATACGGTCTTGCCGCCATTTTGCTTGTACCGTTTTCCAAATACCCTGCATACGGAACCTGGCTTTCGATGTATGCCGTATATTTTGCTCCACCACTTCCAGATGAACCACCATCAACGCCTTTGGCCCACTGTAATCGCAATGCACCTGTTCTTCTTGCCGGTGGTTCTCCGGGTGATGATGCCTGATAGGTACGTTTTGAATGCGGCTTGCGGTATCTCTTTCCGCCTCTCTGTCCTTTCAGCACTTCCAGCTCTGCATTTCTCAATGCATTATTTACTCTGGCTGCCTTTGACCGGACTTTCTGATTGATGTGCTTTACCTCTTTTTCGACTGCCTCTCTTACTCCATCAGGAGCCTGTTCTGGTGTCATTTTTTATATCATCCCTTTCCTCGACATAATACAGGGTGGAAATTCCAAGACCTCCTGTATCATCTACTGCAACAACATAAAAAACACGATTTCCCAGCACTAATTTATCAGTTTTCTTCGCTAAAGGTGTTCCTCTCTGCACAATCGTATGTGTAACGGTATGGTCCTCGGTAGACTTATTTTTCGCAGTTTCTGTGGTTGCATCTGCAAGGCATCCATACAGAGTTTTTATGCCGTCCCCTTTATGGTCATTCACTACTCGCCCGGTGGATGTCACTTTCTGCCGGTTATTTTCAATCACAAATTCTTTGAAAAGGTTGCCAGGTCTTAAATACATCATGTTTGCATTTATCATCCCTGCCTCGTCCTTTCATTCTCCTGCATACCGGTAAAGAAATACGGTGGTTTCTTGCCTGCGTTTCCTGCAAATGCCGGAACGGAAATATTTTCGGCTTTGACTTCTTTCTTCAATGCCTCGTATGCCTCTTTCCAGGTTTCCGCCCTTTCGTGTAGGCTCAAAGATAATGGTCCTGTCTTTGTATCCACCTCATACGAAAAACGCCGGTAGATACTCTCTACCAGCATCAGCTTTGCTTTCTTCCATGACTTCGGGTACATTTCAATGGCAGCATTGATTTCCTCATCCGTTACCGCACAAGTATTTTCGGCTCCCTGTACCATCGTATCGCCAAGCTCAAAACGCATACGGCTCATCGTGTTTCCTTTAAGGTCTGCCGGGTTGTAACTGTAAGTTCCTGTTGCCATATTCACGCACCGCCTTTACTTTTTCTCCGTATCTTTGTCTGTGTCTTTCGCACTACCCTTTGTAGGCTTCTTACCGCCTGTGGCTGCCTTTTTCTCGCCGCCTGTGCTTAATTCAACGGCTCTGGATTTTGCCGCCGCTTTTACCGCTTCTCTGCTCTCTGTGGCATGAATCGTAATAAGAATGTTTTCATCCTCAATTCCTGCAATTTCTTTGACAGCATCCTCTTCCGGCATCTGCATAACCTCAAATACTTTCACAACTCCTGAAAGCACAAGTGATACCTCCATTTCTCTGCCATCTTCTGCCTTTACCGGGATTGTTACCTGCTCGATAACCACTTTTTCCTCCGGTTTCTTATCAGCCGGTGGTGCTACTTCCTCTGTAAGCTCTCCAATAAAACCGGATGTTTTTAATGCTCTTACTCTTTCAGGGCGGATTGCCCCATCAGGGATTGCATCCCCAGGGGCATAATCAACACCACTGATACGAAGAGCTTTTGTACAAACATAGCTCATCGCTGTACCTCCTTACTGTTTACACACACGCAGACAGGTAGCAAGCCAGGTCATCGGAGGTTTTCTTCATATCCGTAGACATTAAGCCCTCGATGAACTCTGAATGAGTACCACCCTCGCCCTCGAACTGGTCTGTTGCCATGTAGTTTCCGTTGCCGAGCATATCCCATGTAAAGATATATCCTGCGGACGGCTCATCAATAGCCGGTGCATTTGTTGTGTATGTAAGTAATGCTCCATCAGATTCGCATACAAACTTCATATCGTCCGGCTGTCCCTCTTCTGCGGCATTGTATGTTGCCTCCAGGACCTTTACTTCCTCAAATCCAAGTACCTGTGCAAGTACCTGTTCATTTACGATTGCCGGATTTGCCGTACCGCCTGTGTACTTCACACGCTCCAGGATGTCCGGGTGATTCTTTAATGCTGTGAATGAATCATAGCCGAGGCTTAACTTATTCGGCATACGTCTGCCTGCCAGCTTGATTTCTCTCTTTCTTGCATCGAAGAAATTAACCGGGTCGAAATTCGCATCATTGAATTTCAGGAACTGGCTGCCGCTCGGTGTACCAGATGAAATACCAGTGAACTCATTCGCCCAAACTCCTGTCTTGAAAAAGCTCTCTGCGAATAAAATATCAAGGTGAAGCAACTGCTGTTCTGATACAAAACGTACCTTGCTACGTCTTGGGTCGATGGATGCCGGTACTCCTGCACGCTGATAGTTTATGGCTCCAATCTGGTCTACGCCTACGATAATCTGGTCTACAACGCATTTGTAGCTGTTATCAGTGTGTCCCATCTTTGCCGGTGATACTTTACCGAAAGCCGGCTTTCTCGCAACATTATCTCTTGCAAGGTCGCCTTTCAGAAATTCATAATAAAATCCGGTAGAAAAATCCACCGGACAAATCGGAAAAATACTGGTTGCAACATGGTCTTTCGGGTCAGCAAAATAAGCCATGCTCATGTTTGTTAAATAGCGGTTAGGTTTCCATCCCTTATTGATTCTCGCAAGAATCGCCGCATTTCCGTTTACTTCTCTTGTGTTACCCATCGTTATAGTCCTCCTCTTTCTTACTCTTTCGGTTTGTAGCCAGCCTTAATAAGCTGAACCTTTACCACGCTACCTGCTTCTGTTGCTGCACTAAGGGCAACTGCTGTAATAAAATTACCTGCCGCCGCTTTTACTGCCTTTCCCTCTGCATTGGTTGTAAGCTCATCTCCAACCGCAACTGCCTCTCCGGCAATCCACTTTCCGATGTCCTTTACCTGGATGTCTACATCATCACCGGCCTTTACTTTCTCATCATTCGTAAACAGTGATAAGCCGATAACATTTGCACCGGCTGTCGGCTTTTCAGCCTTACCATTCTTGATTGCCAGGGCAATTCCCTGTGCGCCCTCAATGTCTTTTCCAGCCTCTAACACGATAGTCGGGCTTTCATTGATGCTTGTGCCAAAATAATCTGCCATGTCTTACTCCTCCTTTTCACATTCTGCTGCAAGTTCCGGGTCATTCTGGAATACTTCATCAAGTGCCTGCGCCTTTGTCACATTCTTTGATTTCATAATCTCTGCCGCCTGGGTTTCTGCCTTTAACCATGCTGCGCCATCTGTTGTGCCAGCTCCACCGGATTTACCGATTTCAGTAAAAGCACCGGACTTCTCAACGGCTGCAACCGCTCCATCGAGTACAGCAATCATATCTGTATATGCTGTGCCTCCTGCGGCTTTCAGACTTTTGAGTACCGGTACAAGCTCTTCTTTCTTCTTTCCGATGATTTCATACTTTTTGGCAACGTCCTCAAGCTCACGCTCCTCTGTTGCCTCTCTGAACTTCTTTAAGTTCTCAAGTTCCGCTCTTACTGCCGGATGCATACCCTTGTAGATATCTTCTCCGCCATCTGTTCCCTTCGCCGGTGTATTGGATTTACCGACCTCTGTTGCCGGTATTCCCTCCGGATTCTGCGCCAGTGGAGTTACGCCCTCTGCTCCTGCGGCTACCTCCTCTTCGCCGTAACGCTTCTCAATGGACTGTAAGAAAGCCAGTTCTGCAGGTGTAAGTTTGCTCTTGTCAATTTTCATTTCTTCTGCTCCTTTCGCATCGTTCTGATTTTTGTTCTGGTCCTTTTTCTTTGGTTCTCCGGTTCCAGGCTCATCCTGCGCCTTTTCTGCTTTTTCGATGGTATCATCCAATCTCTTGCGGATGGATTTCATCATCGCCAGGTCTGATGCCGTAACCTCCTCTTTCTTCACAATGTTGGTTGCCTTACCACTGGACCACTGCGAGATTGCATCTTTTGTAAACTCGCAAAACTCGTCAAGGCTTTCCTGCATTGCTGTTGCTGCACTGGTTCCATCCATTTCCTCATCATTCAGAATGGAACACAGAGAAGATTGGAGGGCGTAACAGATATCCCAGATTTCATCTGCGATTTTTCGGTTTTTTACTTCGGCAATTCTTTCTCCGAAGCTCTCCGAACTCGTCTGAATATCATCTATCACGCTTTCCAGCTCCGATGTATCCGGTTCACTTCCTGCGGCTTTTGTAATCGCCGTAATCAGGCGTTTCCAGATATTCGGTTTCTTCTCTGCACCCTCATCATGTGGCGGCTCCACACCGTCCTTGCTCTTAAACAATCGGATGTGTGCCTCTGGATTGGCTCCATCGTCCACAAAATCAACTTTTGTGATTTTGAGGTTTTTCAATTTTGTTGCCATCGCTCTGCTCCTTTCTTAAAAATTCTTTATAATGCAAGAAAAGCACCCTCCCGGATGCCTCCCTGTATTACCGCTATTATTTTTCATCAAAATATTTTCTCGTGACTGTGCTTAGGGATATTAACAGCACCCCAACAGCCACACCGAAAAGGAAAATCCCTATTCCTGCAAGTATTGTCATTCTTCCTCAACCTCCACTCGCTCTGCTTCTCCCTCAATGGAGAACATCGGGTATTCGCCGCTTTTGACCTTTTCCCAGACATCCTCATCAAGCACCTTGAAGCCAATCCACCATCCGACAGGCAACGTGCCCTCCGGGATTCCCATTGCTTTCATTTTCTCCTCGGTAAATACCACCGATTCGATAAGGACTGCGGCTCCGCCTCTTTCGTGCATCTCTCCGCCCTCCCGGTACAGTTCTGCGAACTTGTAAGCAGCACTTTCAAGTTCCTCCGGTTCGATGATGTCCTCCTGGTAATCTTCTATCAATTCCCCATCTGCGGTGATGGATACATTCGCCCATCCAAACGCCAGCATCTTATCATCATCAGATTTTGCAATCTTGAACCGCCCTTTCTGCACTGCCGGTTTCTTCTTTCCGACTCCATCTTCCGTTGATTTCTTTATCAGCTCCGAAAACTTCTGCATGATTCCTCGCCTCCTCTACTTTTTATTTTTATCAGGTGTGACCTCTATGTACTCAATAGCGCACGCACATCTCGGATGCGCTGGTGGTGTGAGGTCGGTTGTAACTTTGGTTCCTATTCCCTTGAAAGAAAATTCCTCATCCATGCCAATTTCCACACCCTCCAAAGAACTACACAAAGAGCACACCATATCATCGCCTGATGTGCTCCATCTCTTTATGACCTCGCCTATAAGTTTCTGTTCCTGCGCCTGTCGCACGCTCTCATCAGCTCCCTTGTTGTAAGCGTATGCCATTTCCGTTTGTGCAATATTGTCCGCCCTCTGCCGGTGCTGACGTTCTGCATACTTCATTGCGGCTGTCCTGGCTTTCTTCTGGATGCTTTCTGCTTTCATCCTCGGATGCTGTTCTCTCAAAGTTTTGACCATATTTTCGTAATATTTGAGATTTGCCTGCGCCTGCGGCTTCGTCAGCCCAATACAGGGGCGAATCATCTTTGCCAGTTCATCAACCGAATGTCTTTCCCGAACTGTCCTTTCCAGGAATACCTTGATTGCCTCTTTCTGCGTATCAGTGCATTGTGTCACAAGCTCGGCCCCTCTTTCCTGTATCCATCCAAGAACCTGCTTCGTTGAAAAAATATAATCCATATCTGCAAGAGCCTGGATTATTGGCTGGCTTGTGGAACCGGCTATAATCGCATTCTGCCACATACCGTTGAGTTTTCCCTGCACCAATAAAGAATAGTCCTGCATCCATTCATCGGCTGTCTTTTCGTCCAGCTCTCCATCAAGCACTGCCTGTCTTAATTCCTGATACGTGATGGCATTGGACTGGTCTTTCCAGAATCCGCATAACAGCTCAACCGGTTCTGAACTGGCTGTTTTCAGATAATCCTCCAACTTTTTCAGGATTTCCGCACCGCTACCGGCTCTGGCTTTTCTGAACCTCTTCCCAGGTCTTATCAATATTGCCATGATTAGTACCTCCCTAGCCGCCGTTTGGCAGCTTCAGTAATGTCACTGGGTATTTCTCCATCGCCATCCTTTGGCTCTTTCCCTGCCGCCGTTGCGCTTTCTGGCGGTTGGTTCTGCGTCTGTTGTGTTGCTCTTACCTCATCAGGTGTTTTTGTGTCAGATGTTCTCTCCGGTAAATGTCCCACCTGTCTAATGTAATCTTCCAAACCATCATCGGGAACCAGTACACCGATACCGGTCATATCTTTGATAAATGCAGAAACTTTCGTGATGTCTGCATCCTCAATATCCCCATGCGTCATTTTGGGATAATCTGTGATGCCCTTGAAATGCTCTCCGTTAATATCAATCAAAGCCGGGATTGCCTGGCTGTTGAATGTTTCGCAGATAATATCAAGAAATGCTCCGCACGCCATTGAGAACAGCTCCGTTTTATCGGAACTCAACGCCCAACTGCCGTTTTGCTCATGCCCCAAAAATATAAAATCCGCCAGTACCGTCATTGCAATACGGTTATCATAGCGGTTGATGATTGCGTTTGTATCAAATTGTCGGCTGCCTCCGGTACTTAATAGTTCCAGTTTATAGCCATCTGGAAGAACAACGCCCTCCATCTCATCCCTGCGGATGTTCCTAACCTGCGTCTGTAATCCGTTCAGGATTTCTTGCGCCTGCTCATCGTCAGGATTCCAGATATCTAAATCTGACGGTCCATATATTACCGGAAGTCCTGCAAGGTCACGTTCAATACCGATGCCCTCAACCTCCTGTATTCTTCTCTTGAAATACCAGGAACGGTACGCATTACGCAAAATAGACCTGCCCTCCGGGTTGTCCTTTCGGCTCTTGGTTCGGAAAAGCAATGCCTTTTCAATCGGAATCGTGTACAGGTTGTAAGATGGAGGCGGCATCTGCGTCATTCCTTTCAGATTGTCCTCATCGTCATACTCCCATTGGTAAAGGGTTTCCTGCGCTCGTATCGGAAGTTTTCTCCATCCGATAAGCCCATCTGCATATTTACTTCGTGTTCTACCGTCTTTTGTCCTCCCCATTCTTCGTTTGTAAACAATCTCGTGATAGCTCCATCCGAATGTGAGGAATGACAAGATTTCTGATATGGTGTCAATCCATGTGTTCTGCATATCATTCATGCAGCTTTCGACAAACTCTGCCGCATCAATATCTGCCTGGCTATCTCCTCCAGGTTCCACGTTCCAATCAGTCTGTCGAACCAACATCTCGATAGCAAAAAGGATAGCGCCTACAACATCGTCATTTTCAGACATTTCTCTGTAAGCCTCTATCCCTCGTTTTCCTCTAAGCTCATGCAGGAACTCTTCGTAAATCACTCCACCATATCGCCTTTGTCCTATTCGTCCAATTTCTTTGTTATCGGCCATCTTTACCACCTCACTTTCGCCAGTAACTTTCTTTGCTCAATCCTCCATCTGTCGGAGGTGCGGAATATGTATTTCCGCTTTCAAGTTCTGTAAACGCCGAACTGCTCGCATCCACCATATCCTTGAACTTGCTTTCCGGGAAACTCTCAACCTGGTTGAAATACATCTCATTCCAGGGAGCTATCAGCACATCAACGTTGCCTTTATCCATTCCCTCAAGTCCTAACCACTGTGCAGAAAACGGCTCTGCTCTTGTAACCTTATCCCCGGATTCAGGGATGCACTTAACAGTAAAACCGGCTAAGAATTTTAAGAAACTCTGCGCCTGGTCCTTTCCTGCCTGTCCTGGGTCTTGCGGAAGTCTTGTGAAAACTCTTTTGTGCTTTGCCCTATCGGTAATGCAGGTCTGCTTTATTATCTCCCGGACATCTGCCGAGCTAAGTCTTTTATTGATAACATCGGCAATGATATAACGTCCGTTCCTCCTCTTGCCAATAAGAACACCGGCTGTATATGCCGGGTCGCCCTTTTCATCCTCGGATGTGGCTGCAAGGTCCCATCCTCTCGCCCACTTGATAACGTCTGTCGGTAATTCTTCCAGCATATTTACCTTTGTGCGGCGGAACATCAAGCCTGCGGCTGCCTTAATCTTCCAGTTGCCTCGGAGAAGCCTTTCTCTCTCAATCTCCGTCAATGCTAACAGGTTGGCTTTGTATCCTGGGTTTTCTTTCATCAAGATTTTGTTATCATCCAACGTGGACATAATGAATGTGACAGATTTCGGCATTGTTTCTGCCTCTTCCTCGCCTATATTGGCATCAAGGGCAATCTGTACAGCCTCTTTCCTTGTGGCAGCCCACATAACAGTTTCGTTAATGCGGACGAACCATCTCTTCTTGCCGGAACGTTCCTTTATCGGATAGCCGGTGTCCTGGTCTATCCACCATGAAATAAAATCAGCAACCCACGAATCCGCATCTGGATTGCAAGTTGCTCTCATGTATGGCTTTACTCCGCAAACACTACGGTTTCGGGATAGCATATAAAAAAACTGTTTCTCGGAAAAATGGGTAAGCTCATCAAATCCTATCATGGTTATCTGCGAACCTTGCCATTTCTGCAAATCATCATCTCGGTTGATATAGTCAAATGCAACTGTCATACCGTTTTTGAACTTCCACATACCTGCGCTGTATCTTCCATCGGCTCCCTTTATATCTCCATATACGTCATTGCTCGTATCCCACAAGCCGCCCTGGTTGAATATCTGCTTATATTCGTGTCGGAATATTACAGCACCAAACCGTTTGTTGTTCTTATACCTCAAAGGCTCAATCAGCAATCCGTATGACTTTCCGCCTCCTGCGGCTCCACCGTAAATAGCAATATCTGCTGTTGTTGAAAGGAATTTTTCTTGCGGTCCTTTCTGCGGCCGTATGACTTTGATATTACTCATCGTCCTCGCCCTCCTTTTCTGGCAGATATATTTCTACTGGCGTTCCACCGGTCATGCCTCCATCCTCTTCGGCTTTCTTTGCCTCTCTGTCCTGTTTCTTCCGGTATGCAAATTCTTTTTCTTGTAGCTGTTGCGTTGGGTTCTGCCCTGCGGTATCTCTTAGGAACTTTGCAGCATTTACATTTCCATTCGCCGCCTGCACCAACATTGCCGCCATCACTCCCATACTGTAGTCCATATCCTCTTCGTCAATCCCTAAAGCTGTGAGCGTGGCTTTCATGGTCGATTGCTTATTCGATACCGGCATATTCAACAGCATTTCGGCTGCCTTTCGCATATCCCTTTTCTTACGCCTCGCTGCCCCGGATGCTTTACCTCCTGCTGTGGCGATTTTTCTTTGCTCGCTCTTTGTTCGGCGGTTCATAGGTATCAGATTTTCGTCATTTGCCAATGCCACCACCTCGCTTCGTTCTCAACTCCGATAAAATTAAATAAAGCAAGCGTCCTTTCTCGCCTGCTCCATCTTTTTGACCTCCAGATTAGGGGCTGTCATTCTACAAGGTATGTCGCACATTGACATATCCGTTACCGCCGCCATTTTCTTTGCCAGAATATCTTCGTCCATGATATGACCTATAATCTGATACGGCTTATGACAGCAGTACATGACTTCGCCTTTTTCATTTAAAGCCATCTGCGCCCAGCTTGCGGTGCATCTCTCTTCCTGCCTGTCGAGTAATCCCCATTTGAAATTGAGCGTCACCCTTTCATCATCCATCGCCATATCCGATACGATTTTCTTTATTTCCTCCGCATCTCTCTTTTTCCTCTCATCCCTGTAGTAACTTCCTGCGGTGCTTTCCACTGGTCTGAAAACCATGTAGTCAACGTCCAGGTCCTTATTTGCATCGTAAAATCTCTTTACATCCTCCGGCTCTTTTACAAGCTGTTGGATTCCAAGAGATGTGCCAGGACTGTTTTCTTTTTTCCATGCTGCATACGCTTTTATGTTCTCCCGGACTGTTTCATATGCCGCCACGCCTCGCAACTGCTCATAGCTTTCATTGCTGTACGCATCAAGGGACACTTTCAAGTAATTCGGTTTGACCTTTACCAGCTTATTGAAATTCGTATTTATTCCCCACTGGAAATTGTTCTCGGTAAGCCATCCTGCAATCTTTTCAAAATCAGGATTGATGGTCGGCTCTCCTCCACCGGTCAGTATAAATCCCTGTACGCCCATAACTGCCAGTCTTTTTGCGTATGTGATAAAATCCTCATATCTCATTGCCTGCGCCCCTGTATCCAGCTCCCACCGTCCGTAGGTGCAATAGGGACATCTGTTATTGCAATAATTTGTGAGGAATATATCTGCTGTTATGGGTTTCTTTTCCCCTGCAATCCTGTCTATATGGCTTAGCATCTTTTCGCCTGTTATGTTTTTCTCCATTTTCTAGGTATCCTCCTTTCTCTCTTTCCTCCACTTTTCATTCAGGATTTTCGGGGCTGTGTGTTCCCAATTTATCCTGTGGTGTATTCTCTTGTGCGTGGTATACATCATGCTGACTTTTACAGCGCTCGGCATACTCATAATCGCATAAAAGGTTTTTAGGTACGTGCCGCCCTCCTTATACGCATCTGTCATTCCTCCCGACAGGCTTTGGGTTGGCAACTGTACCACGCAATATTGTGTATTTGAAAAGAACAGGTGTCCCCGGCTGCTCAATGTTGTATATGTCACAACATCTTCGTTCATGGTTCCCCTGTACTCTATCGGCGTATCTGTCTTGCAAAAGAAACTGTTCATCGCCTTTCGTAATAATCCTTTGTGGAAGTTTCCTCCGTCTACTCCTCCAACGAATCTCCTCCCTGGCAAAATGCCACTGTATCAGCTCCCGACACCTCCAGGAACTGAATCATATCTTCAAACACTCTGTCAAAATCATGCGATGGCTTATATTTCAGCTTTCCATCTTCCTCGTACCGGTAATCAATGCTTTTGTAATCATCATCCAGCATCAGGAAGTATTTCAGCCCCAGTTCTTCCGCAATCCTCCAACATTCATTACGAGCATAAATGATTGCCCTGTGGTCATTGAAATTATCCATCGTATCTGCCCGGTCATATGCTGCCTGCTTATCAAATATAATCACTCGGTCTGCTCCGAAGTTCTTTTTATATTCTTCTGCCTGCTCGTCCTCATCATCTATGATGAAATATATCTTACCGGTATATCCTGCCTTTTTAATTGCAGGAACCGTAACCACATTATCAGCTCGCCCATGTGTCAGTATGAAAACTGCGAAATCATTCCTCATCGGCTTCGCCCTCCATAATGTCTGTGATGTCAGTTGCCAACTGCACATATCCGTTTGCTATGGCATCGTTCACATCAATTATTACGAGTGCAGATTTTTCAAACAATTTCTGCACTTCCGGCTCTGCGTGTGCGTAATACTCTGCGATATTCCGGTAATTAAATACATTATGTCTGCGTGCCGCCTGTATCAGGAACTCCCTTATCTCCTCCGGGATGTCTGTGGCTTCAACTTCCTGTATCAGCTCATCCGCCTTGCTGCTATCCAGCATATCAGATATTTCCGGGCACTCTCCTGTAATTTCATACTGCGGTATTTTGACTTTCAGAGTGTACTTATCGTCCTGCATCTCCTCTCCCAGTTCATCCTCCCCAACAGAAAATCCGAACTGGCTCATATCAATGTTTATGATTCCCTGCATTTCTTTTCCCAGTAAGTCCTCGTCCCACTCTGCCAGCTCTGCGGTCTTGTTGTCTGCCAGCCGGAACGCCTTAATCTGCTCGTCCGATAAATCATCTGCACTGATACATGGTATGTCGGTGATTCCCAGCTTCTTTGCCGCTTTATATCGGGTGTGTCCTGCGACAATCACTCCATCTTTGTCAATGATAACTGGATTTTTGAATCCAAACTGCTGAATAGATACTGCTACTGCATCCACCGCCATATCATTATGTCTTGGGTTATTCTCATACGGTTTCAGTTCTCCAATCTTCCGCATGACAATTTCAATGCTGCTGTTCATTTATTGCCTCGCTCCTTTCATCTTCTCGGCTCCTGCGTCTGTTCATCCTCTGTGCTCCTCATTCCGGGCAAAACAAAAAGCCATACCGTTTTCAGATATGACTTTTCATGTTACTGATATTTAATTTTAGGAGCGTGGCAGGTATTTCTCCTGCCACACGAGAAAAAGAACGAGTACAGCAGCCACATTCTTTACAATCAAAACTTCTTCTGATTGCACCATACACTATATCATCGGTCGAATTGACGGTCAAAGGAAAAAAAACGGATTCAAAATAAACCGAACGGTTTTTTATTTATCCATCGGGTTCCCAAAATCATGCAAAATCATAGCATCTAAGCCGAAAAATAGCACCGTCAGGTCATTTCGTGCCTCTTTTGCATCTTTCTGGATTGTGGACAATTCCATGTTATAAAATTCCGCAATTTCCTTTGTGCTCTTCTTTTTCTCTCTGTCAAGGTACATCATCTGAATGACTTTCCATCTGCGCTGTATAATCTCATTCGATGAGGTTTCGCACTCTCTCTGGTACACTTCCAGCATCCGGTCTACGTGTGCAAGCATAAATTTTACTGCATTGATTCCCTTTAACTGCCTATGTAACGTTTTATCTTCATCAAAGATTCTGAATCCGTACAGAACATCCATATTTACGATGCTCTCATCCACCTGCTCTGCCTCATCAATAGTGCAGACTGCCTTTTCTGCATAGTCTTTCAGCTTCGTGTAATTCTCTAACAGCTTTTTGGTATTATACAGGAGGGTTTTCGTTTCCTGCGCAATACTCTTTTTTCTTGCCTTTTCGCTTCTCTCAACTGCTTTATCGGCAGCCTCCTCACAGAGTGCTTTTATTTCCTCTTTCGTGAGTGATACTCTTCTTTCTGCTTTTCCCACTTTCTCTGACCTCCTACAATTACAGATTGACTTTTCGGAATTGTCATAATAAAATGACAGTAGTTTTTGTGTTTTATGAGCCGATTGTCAATCATCGTATTGCAAGAGGCTCTATTTTTTTATTTTCTGCGGAACATATTAGCAACCGGGCAAGTGGCAAAATGTGAAATGTACCCTACGCCGGTGGCATCCTGCGTCCCAGGCTGTACAATTTCCGCGCTTACCGTTTCACCGTTCGGTGTGACGATTCTCTCTTTTCCTTTTCCCTCTTTCGGAACCCGGTATGTTATCAGCCTTGCGTTTACTGGCATATTCTTACCGTTTATGGTCTTAATCCATAATATCTGCTGGCGGCATTTTGCACAGGTTCCAAAATTTCCACGATTCGCCTTTTTCATCCTTTATCGCCTCCTTTCCAAGGCTTGAATCTTGATTATTCACTTTCTTTGCTCAAACCCTCTGTTGCTTTCCTTACCTTTTCGACCTCTTCCAGTTCAGGAAATTCAATGGTTTTGCTTAATGCTTTTACTGCCAATGCGCAACCGTTTTTCTTTTCCACCTGGTCTGCCAGGTATCTCAACGCAATTACCAACAGAGTTGCATCCGCTTTGGAATATGGCTGTACCGCTCCGATAATTTTATTGGAGTAATACTGTAACCCCTGAATGACCATCTTTGCCGATTCTTCTCTTTTTCCATCTGCAAGGATTTCCTGTGCTCTGATAATAAAGCTATGCATTCTCTTTTCTCTCTTGAACATCTCTATTCCTCCATCGGGTCATCGTATGGGTAATCATCATCGCCCTCGCTGAATGGTAATGGCATACCACTATCGTCTGTGCTATCGTAATCGCCGCTAGGAACGTCGGTATCTGTTTCCTCATCCACATTATCGGGTACGGTCATCATACCGTCTGATTCGCCGTCCTGCTCTTCCTCCTGCGGCTCTTCTGATTCCTCATTCGCCTGATTGTCCGGTAGGAAGTATGTAGGCTGTCCCTCAACGGCTGGTGTTTCACTATCCACAATATCTGCATCGTTCTCTGCCTGCTGCTCCATATCGAAAATGTTCATCTGTCCTCCGGTAGAAACATATTTCAGCACATATCGTTTCAGCTTTTCATCATATACCAGGCACATTCCTGTATCTCTCTTACCGTCCGCACTGTCCTTTACCGGCACAACGGTGGAAATCTTATGCTTGATAAGAGGCTTTTTGATTCTTACCGTTGTTCCATCTTCCTGCGGTACGAAATCCTCATTCAGTTCGATGCTGATTTTGAGGTCGATACTTCCCTCGTCCATATCAGACTGTTCCATCTTTCTGAATAACTTCTGCATCATCAGATTGAATGTTTCTCTTGCCGCCTGGAATGTATCGCTTTCCAGTGTCATTTCCTCGTAATTTAAAATACTCATTTTGTTTGAATCCTCCTATGTTTTATTTGAAAATCTATTCCACTGCCCGGATGAATACGTCCACCCTTGGTGTATCAGAATAGAACTTTCGCACCTGCGTATCTACAATCGCATTATCGTCATACCACGCTACGCCATTCAACGCGTCATATATGAGCTTTGCCACATTATCAAGGTCCGGCTTCACTGTTGGTCTGATTCTATGCTCAAGCATTTCTTTCCGCCGCTTCTTTGAGGCTGATTGTGGTATCGGATAATATGCTATGATGCGAATATCAAGAGGCTCCTTTTCCTTAAATCTCCTGCCTCTGGCAACTTCCAGGAAACACTCTGCAACCTCTTTTTCATGCTGTGTTGTCTTTTTTGGCGTGTAAGTCTTTGTATATGTACCCATTCTGGCGAATTTTGGTCGCTGTTTTCCGAACGGATTTCCAGGTACTGTAAATTTGATTGATTTCATATCGCCAGCCTCCGTTATTTCCAGTATCATTGATTCATCGCCTTTCTAATCTTCAAAAATATAGAACAGTGAACCCTCCATTGTGTAACCAAAGCAAAGGTTTCCATCATCGCAAATCAAGGCAAGCTCCAACTGCGACAGATTTGTGTTATTCTTAATGACTGCATAGGTTGAATGATTATATCCGGCCGTTCTTTTTAATACGATGTCATAATCATCCGGGTTTTCCACTTCATATT